AAGAAAGAAAAGAGACATTTTGACGCTGTTAATGAATATAAAGAGCGTGTTTATGAAGAGATGATTAACACAGGTGAGGCCGAACAAAAGATTTATGTCCGACCTCAATCTGAAGAAGATTTACATTACGATTAAGCGTATTCTTTAATAATGTTCCAAACTTTATAAAATTGGATCTTATTCTTTCGTTCTGCATTTTCGGCCCCGTAACAAACAAAAGCGGGGTCGTTTTCCCCATCATGAGGCCAATCATCAAAGTGAATAGTAAAATGCTTTCTCTTTTTAAAGTATGCACTTAAAATAATTTCTTCAGTAAAGAAATCAGTTTCAGGTGGTTCGGTTGCTGCAAGTAGTTTTAAACCCCTTTCATAAAATTCAAACAAGTCATCAAACTCTTTAGGTTGTAACCCGATTACACCTCCAACTAGTTGATACTTTATAGAAGTTTCAAGTTCATCAGGTAAACCATATTCAGTTACTAACATCTCCTTTAATAGTTTTAAATGATGACCACTGTACCATAAATTGCTATGTTTAAAATTAAACATACCATGTTCAGTAATAATTTTATCTAGACCCTTTCCAATTTCGGGTGTAAAAATGTTATCTTTATTATGCGGGTAATAATGTTTTGGACTAAAGAAATTATTAATCTCAACCCCACCTTTACTAAACGGTGTTAATGCCCAATGTGTAATGCCTGAATCAATCCATGCAAAGTTTTCAGTTTCAAAAGGGTTAAGTTCAGAAGCTTCTTTAGTAAAATAAATTTTTCTATGACACAAAATTTCACACCTTGCATGAAAGAACCCAGGTTCATCTGGATTAGTTTCTCTACGTTTTGCAACTTCTTGCTTTTGCCATTCAATTACTTTCTGTCTGTGGTTATAAATTAAATCTTTATGTTCGAAGTCTCCTAACTCTCTTTTAATAATGGTATATTTGTTACCAGTTTCGAGTAAATCTAGATACTTCATAAATCTAGTTACTTTATTAATACCTCTTTCGTCACAATAAATGACCATAGGTAAGCCGAAACTCCAAATGTTTTGTAAAGATGAAAAATAATACTGTTCTTGCCAACTACGCCCCCCAAGTTCACCTTCCCTATCACTAAAATATATTCCTGTAACTAATGTAGTACTCATGGATTTTTTCCTGTTATAATATATTATTAAAAAAGTGAAGGATCTCTACTTTAAACAATCTAAAATATGCTGTATATCTGATATTCATTTAGGTGTTCATCAGAATAATAGCAGTTGGCACAAAATTTTATTAGATTGGGCTAAATGGCTTGACAGCGAATTACAGAAAAACAATATTCAAGATATAATGATTTGTGGGGATTTGTTTCATTACAGAGATGAAATAGCTGTAAACAGTCTTCACATAGCTAATGAATTTTTCGATATTTTACAATCATATAATATTGTAATGATTACCGGTAATCATGATTGTTATTACAAAGATAACAGTTTAGTAAATTCATTGTCAATTCTTAAAGGTAGGCCCAATATTCGTATTATCGATAAACTCGAAAGTATTGAAATAGAAAATAATACCGTTACTTTTTGCCCATGGGGTACAAAAATTAATGATGTTGATCCTAGTGATTTAATTTTTGGTCACTTTGAGTTAGTCAACTTTAAGATGAATAATTTTAAAGTTTGCGATCACGGCGATACACCAGAAAGCCTTCTTAAAAGAAGCAAAAAAGTTATAACAGGTCATTTTCATCTTAGAGACCATCGTAAATTTGATAATGGTGAAATTCTTTATCTTGGTAACCCGTTTCAAATGGACTTTGGAGATGCTGGTAGTACTAAAGGTTGGTATGAATTAGATTTAAGCACTCTTCAAACCAAATTTTATACAAACAATATCTCACCCTTACATATAAAATTACCGTTAAGTGATCTTATTAAACATGATGGGTTAACACCCGAGTTAAAAAAACTAATTGAAGGTAATATTGTAAAATTAGTTGTAGATAAAAATGTAGAACCTGATGATTTAGATACAATAGTTACAATGTTAAACACGTTAAAACCTTTTATGTTTAATGTTGATTACGACATAAATTACAATAAATTTTCACTAGACGATAAACTTGATTATGAATATTCTGGGGTTGATTATGAAACTGCAATTTCAGAATTTGTTAATATGTTAGATATTAACAATAAGAAAGAGGTAGTTGATTATACATTAGATCTATACAGATTATGCAAAATATAGGTATCATTTTATATACACAGGGTAATAATTACAAGAACTTAACTAAGTGTTTAGAATCATTATCTGATTTTAAAGACAACATTATGGTTGTGTGTGACGGCCAATTACCTCGTTTAGATATTATTAATGATTATAACTGCGTCGAGTTTAGAAAAACGGATCATTTTGCAGGTTGTGTTAATCACGGTCTTCGTCATTTTATTAAAACTGATGTTGAACACATTTTTATTATTAATGATAATATTATGGTATTAGACTCTGCTGTATTTGATGAGTTTATAAAAGTTAATGACTATACCAATTTAGACTTTATTGTAGATGGCAACTCTGATAAAAAACGTCTTACCGTTGAGCTAAAAGATGATTATAGTGTTACGTTAGTTTCAGAGTTTGACGGGTATATTTCTTATCTTAATAAAAATACTGTTAAAAAAGTAGGCTTTCTTGATGAGCGATACAGAACTACTTTTGAATTATTAGATTATTACAAACGGTCTGCTGATGCAGGAATAACCACTCCTTTTGGGTGGTTTGCAACAGTGGGTGGTATGGATGTAAACATTTATAAACAAACTAATTCCCCAAATTTTGAACACAAACAATTTTCTAAAGACGGGGTGGAAGATAGAATTATTAGAGGAATGAAAGTTTTTAAACTTAAGTTTAAAGCCATGGTTAATGAATTAACTAATATCTTCTCTCAAAAAGACGTGGTCAATAAAATGAAAAATATCGCTAGTAGAAAATAGTTGTAAACTATTATAATAGTAATTAATGAAGCGAGTTATTTTCAAATCTATTGAAATACAAAACTTCTTATCTGCTGGAACTGAACCTATTAAGGTCGATTTTAAGACCGGATTTCATGTAATTACAGGTCTCAATAAAGATAAAGAAGATAGACGCAATGGTGTGGGTAAAAGTACTATTGCTGATTCTATTAACTTTGCAATCTATGGCAATACTCTTAGAGAATTAAAGAAAGAATTAATTCAAAATAATCTTACTAATCAAACATGTTCAGTAAAATTGGATTTAGATATAATTACCCCTAATTCTACTAACAATTATTTTATACATAGAACATTATCACCTAACAAATGCTACATTTATAAAAATAGTGATGATATAACGTTAGATTCAATTATTAACACTAACGAATATATAAGAGAGTTAATTAATTGTTCAGAAGATGTATTTCAAAATACCGTTATAATGACCTTAAACAATACTATACCTTTTATGGGTAAAAAGAAGGTCGAAAAACGAAAATTTATTGAAGGTATTTTTAATTTAGGTATTTTTAGTGAAATGATATCTAACTTACGTAGTGATTATAATGATACTAAAAAAGATTTTGATATAAAGTCTACAATTTTTACTGAAACAGAATCAACGGTAAAAAATTATAAATTACAACATACTAATATATTAAATGAACGTAAAGAAAAATTACAACGTTATAAAAATCGTTCAGAAAATAATAAAAGAGAATTATTAGATATTAGAAGTAAAATAATCGATATAAGTACCGACTTAACAGATAATAATAACCAACTTATTAAACAATTAGAAAGTAAAGGCCCACTTTTACAATCTAAACGAGACAATTTACTTAGACAAGTTACTACTATTGACGTTGAAAATGATTCTTACCGTCAATCAATTAATAAAATCAATGCAGATGAAGATGTGTGTCCTGTATGTTTGCATGAAATCACAAACAAAGACAGAGACCATGTAGAAGAAGAAAAAACCACAATTCAAAAGAAAATTGATAGTAATGTAGAATTAAAAAAGAAATATCAAGATAGTGTATTAAAGATCGATCAAGGCATTAAAAAAATACACAAAACTATTAATACTCTAAATCAAAAAAATAGAGATATTGTTAATCAACTTAATGAACAAAAATTAATTAAAGAAAAAGCTAAACAATTAGTTGAATGGCAACAACAACTAAAAATTGATATTAAAGAACTTAAAAGTACCGATACTGGTTTAGATAAAATTATAGAAGAAAGTGAAGCTAAATTAGCTGAAGTTCATAGTAAGCTCGAGACCACTAAAAAGAAAATTAACATGCTTGATGTAGTTAAGTATGTTGTTTCTGAAGAAGGTGTAAAATCATACATTGTTAAGAAAATGTTGAATATTTTTAACAGTAGATTAGCTCATTATCTTCAAAAAATGGATAGTAATTGTGTTTGTTATTTTAATGAATATTTTGAAGAACAAATTATAAATGAAAAAGGAAAAATTTGCTCGTACTTTAACTTTTCTGGAGCTGAGCGGAAAAATATTGATTTGGCTTGTTTATTTGCTTTTATGGATATAAGACGTCTTCAAGGTGACGTTACATACAACTTTAGTATGTATGACGAACTTTTTGATAGTAGTTTAGATGAACGTGGGGTTGAATTAGTTATTAATATTCTTAAAGAACGTGTTGAGCAGTATAAAGAGTGTGTAATGGTAATTAGTCACAGAAAAGAAAGCGTTAAAGCAGCGCAAGGTGAAATTATTTTTCTAGAAAAAGATAACGGCATAACTAGAAGAGTTCAGTACAACGAGTAAATAGATATAATGTTTAATCCAGGACAACAGGGGTCTCCGTTTATGCCTAAAGACCAAGGCCGACCATTTGGTAACCCTTTTGGTAATATAGGCTTTACCCCTCCTCCCCCACCCACCGATATTTCAGATCCACGTAGAGCAAGTCAACTGCCTAGATTTTTGAATTATGTGGCTGATTATGGTGGGTGTGGTTTTTGGAGATGCATGTGGCCAGAATATTTGTTAAATGCAGATGGTAGATGTGTTGTGCAAACGTCAACATTAATGGTAGCTGATCCAAATTTTTATAAACATATTCAAGCTATAAAGTTTCAAAGACAAGCAGCACCTCATCAAAGAGAGTTTATTAAGTTTATTAAAAATCTTTCTAATGAACATAAGTTTAGAGTGATTTATGAAATTGATGATTTACCTTTTAGGGAAGATATACCTGATTATAATAAACATAAATTTGCATTTACAAGTGATGAAATAAGAGAGTCGTTGCAAGAAATTATGGAAACTTGCGGTAACATGTCAGTAACTTGCAAGTTTATGAAAGAGTATTTTCAGTCTAAACTTGACCCAGCTGTTAAGATTGATGTAATACCTAATTTTATTCCCAAGTTTTGGATTGGTAATTATTACAATCGTCAAAAAATTGAGGAAGATTATGATAGAAATAAAAAACGACCACGTATTTGTTGGTCTGGTAGCGGGGCTCATATCGATGTTGATAACCGAATAAAAGGAAAAGACGATTTTTATCATATTAATGATGTAGTTAGAAAAACGGTTAATGATTTTAGATGGGTATTTTTTGGTGGTATATCAAAAGCATTAGCTGATTTGGTACATTCCGGTAAGGTCGAATTTATACCATGGGCACCATTATATAATTACCCTGAAAAATTATATACTTCTAATATTAACATGTTTATTGCTCCATTGTGCAATAATAATTTCAATAAAGCTAAAAGTGATCTAAAATATATTGAAGCTTCTGCTTTAGGTTTACCTATTGCTTGTCAAGACATTTGTACATATGAAGATGCTCCGATAAAATTCAATACCGGGGATGAAATGATTGACAAAATTAAGGAAACTTTATCAGATGAAAGACGGTTTATTAAAGAATCTGTAAACGGTAGAAATGTTGCCGAGGGTAGGTTTTTAGAAACCGAAAAGAATCTTTATCAATATTACGATAACTACATGTATGATCAAGGGGACCCAGAACGCAAGTATTTAAAACCTTGACGATTTACAGCTAGTTCATATACTATTTGAATGTATAGAAATGTAGTCTATGAATCTTCTAAAGAGCAAATGCGTTTATTTACCTGGGACGAGGACGGTAAACGTATTGTTGTTACTCAAAGCTACAATCCCTACCTTTATATTGAACCTAAAGACAATAGGCACAAAACTGCTGAATCAATTTACAAGTCTCCATTACGGAAGTTAGTATTCAAACGTGATGCAGAACGTAGACAATTTATTCGAC